GGCAAGGCACACCAGAAGAGCAAACTGCATTTGAAGCTATGCGTACTACGTTAGCGTACATGTTTGAGCAGTACTTAGGTCGCGCAGTACCCGTACCACAAGCCATCAAGCCGGTTATGGAAGCATGGGCTAACAAGTCTTTCTTGACTGGGCGTGATTTAGAAGGCTATCACCACAAGGCAATGGACCCAAGCGCACGCGTAACCGAACAGACCTCTGAACTTGCCAAAGCTATTTCTGTATTTAGCCGAGACCAAATTGGTGTGGAAACTTCACCCATCATGATTGACAACGCACTGCGTGGCTACTTTGGTTCTTCCGCTGCCATGTTCACAATGGTGACGGACAGCTTGCTCAACCCAACGCGAGTTGATCGCCCACTGCATAAATACGCACTGCTTAGTAACTATATGTACGACCCAGTTGGCACACGCCGCATGACTGAGTTCTACGATTTGCGCGAGCAGGTAGGCAAGGCAAACACTACGCTGAATGAATTGGCAAAGATAGACGTCAACCGTGCCGAGCAATACGCCATCGCGCATCAAGATGAGTTGGAGCTTGAAGGTATTGTTAACTCAACCCTGCAACAGCTTGAAGATACCCGAGCCTACCGCAAATGGTTAAACAGTCCTGATGGTGCGGCAGATATGAGCGTGGAACAGCGCGAAGCCGAGCTTAAAGAAATCAAACAGCAGGAACTTAATTTTGTGCAATGGGTTCGGGAAGCTAAAACTGAATTGCGCAAAATTCAACGGTAGTCAACCCGCCAGATACGCACACCATACCTCCCGTATTCGCAGCGGGAGTGTACCTCTACTTGTAGTTTGAAATACCGCAGAGCTTTTTTAAGTGCTTCCCGTGCCTGCACGGGAGTTGCCGTGGTCGGTATAAAAAACGAACACCCAATATCAAACCGTTCCCATTGGATGAAGTAGTCAACGCCATGTAAATGCAACACACGGACGTCATCAGGAACCCGTGGTATTACTTTTACTGGCGTTAGCTTAGATGGTTTGGTCGTCCGCTTGCGCGAACGCCGTTTCGTCGATGCCAATTACGTCTCCATCAAAGATATAGCAACGCACTGCAATACCACTAAGCCCACCTACGGCTCCTGCACCAATACGAGTTGGATGCGATTTGCCGCCATGCTTCAGATACCCCGCAGTGGTTAGCCGTGCCAAACTATCGCGCACGTCCACCTGTCTACCAGTAAAGTATTTGCGTAGCTCAGCCACAGGAATTGCCAGCGTCTTGGTGTCAGGGTCGTACCGCATAACCAGTTTGCCTTTTGGTGTCAGCGCGGGGCGCTCAGGTAAGCCGCCCTTGGGGGTATATGCCGCTACCATTGCGTTGTTGACGTTCTCGTTGATGAAAGCGCCAAGTGTTTCCTGTGCAACAGTCATGGGATTGCCAACGCTAGACAGATTAGATGCAATAGACTCTTGCACTACTCCCAAAGCGTACTGGTAGATACGCGTAATATCAATGTCAATCAGCTTAAGTTTTTTGGCAATTAAAGCGCCGACAAATGCGCATGTCAGTAAACAAGAATAGAAACGATCCGTCTGATCTAACGCTAAAGCTTTGTCTACCTTGGCCTGCATCTTGGTAAGCATATCAAGGACATGGTCGTAGTTATCAATGATGTACTGAATGTAAATCGGGCCTGCTAATCCGTAGTTTGTATTGAGCTTGCCAAATGTTTCATCAATCTCAGTTTTGGTTGACCCCGTGTATTTATGGAAAGCAACTTCAAGAACTCGACGAAGCTCACCATCTGCCGTACTCTTAAGATTCTGCAAGGCATCCACGACTGACGCGTTACCTGATGAAATCGTAATGTTGCACCATGTTGTATTGTTGACGCGCAATTTATTACTCTGCGATTCCATACGGTGCTTGCCTCGCCCTGAGGTAAATCCATACGCATAGTCCGACAGAATTTCAGGTTTCTCGTTGGTAATCTCATCAACAGTAAACGCGATGCTATTCATCATGCCTAGCAAGTGCATCTTGGAAGCGTACGTATCGTCTTGTTTCAAAAGTAGTGTGTCAGGATTACCGAAGATAGAGTTGACCACCATCTGCGCAGTTGACTTGCCAGAGCCTGAACCATTGTGTTTAAGGTGAACCAATGCACCTTTCACATTTTGCTTGGGACCAATGAACTTTAGCAGGGGTGAGCCAAACCCCAAGAACAATGCCAGTGCGTGCGGTTCAAGGCCGGGGCGGTTGTAAAAGTTAGCTATCTTGCTCCACTCCTCCAACGTGCCTGTTGGCTTAAATTGCTCAGCTAGTTCCCGTGTCCCGCTTGCGGGGGGTGCTAGTTTAGTACCCGCTGCCGTGTATTCCAACTCACCTACGACAAAGCCAAGTCCGTCAGGTGTCCATCCCATTTGACTGCGTGTTTTGTTTGCAGCGTATTGCGATTGCAGTTTGCGTAAAGTCGAAGCAAAATAAGCCATGATTGCGTCCAAGTGTTTTCCGTATGCGACCACACCATTTTTAATCAGTAAGTCGCGCATTTTGTCTTTGGTGAACAATGTAGTCACCGGAGCGTAGAACCTGCGGATACCGTCTTGCTTCATGTGCAAGTTCAGCCCCACCATCTCGCCTTCGCCGTTGCCATACTGATCTGAGTCAAAAAACCGCTCTGTCAGATATAGGTCGTATGGGTAAATCTCAACATCTTTTTCCTCACCATCAGAGGTACGTTCTTTCTTGTATACACCACCTGCCGCGCCACGAAAATATGGGAACGGATATGCGGGGATTGACGTTGTAAGCGCCGGTGCCGACTCGTCTTCGGGCGTCTCGATGATGTACTGATCGTCTTCAACTGGTGCCGCTTCAACAAACTTACCCAATAGGATTGGGGTAGAAATCTTTTGTGGACACTCTGCGCACAACGACGGGTTGTTATCTCGATACCACTCACAGGTGTATGGGCCTTTGGTCTCGGCTGCCTTGGCTTCGGTAGCTGCTGGGTCGTAGTCGGGATGGTCGCGGGAGATTCTGTGAATAGCAACTGCACTATCTTCACAACGAACTGCAATAGACAGGGCAGCTCGCCACAACGGTTCTTCTAGCGTAGCTGCGTGTTCCAAAGCGTGTTTCATCTGGGCGCAACCATTGCCGTTAGCGCTTCGAATAGCGATACGCCTAAAAGAACATTTAGGGTAATCCCCACCACCTACGTCCTTAGACGTCTCATCCATGCCAAACTGTTTGGCGGCACTCAAGTCCATCGCAGGTGCGGGTAGCAGTTCAATAAACTCAGCAAGGGATACAGGCGTACCCAGTGCAATAATTTGTACAGGTCTCGAAGTTTCGTTCTTAAAGTTATGTGTGCCGGGTATACGTAAGATGCGTGCAGCATCAGCAGTTACGGCAGGGTCAGCAAATAGTTTTTTCTGAGCGCACAAACGCTTCAGTGATTTTGCGTGGCGCACCCACTCGGATGTCGCTACGTCTTCAGTTAACGGCCAGTATACGTGCAGTCCACCACCTGAGTTAACAAGGGTTGGATTTGGGAGTTTCGTCTCAGTAATGAATATGGATAGGGCTTGGGCGGCGGCTGCTTGGTCAGCATAGGGCTTACCAGTTCCGCAATCTAAGTCGAGAAAGAACGACCGTAGAAAGACTGCGTTATCAGCCTTACGTCCTGAGTCATCTTCAAATGTGGCAAGCGCAAAATACGCATCCACACCTTGGGAATTCATACCTGAGCCGACAGCCTCTACGTCATCAATCGTCTGTTGAAACGACTGCTTGACAGCACCTGCCCGAATACCCACAGTGCAATAGACGCCCTGCGTTGGTAAAACGGATTTGAGAAAGTCAGTCACAAAACCTCACTGGGTTGAGGAGAAAAAAATAGGGGCGACAGGACAGCCTGCCACCCCCACGAGGATTACTTACGCTTGGATAAACGTGCAATAACCTTAGGCATTACTGCCTGATAGCGGGCGCGTGGCACCGATTTACCAGTCAGCCAGTTGTACACACTCGCACGAGTCACGCCAAACATCAGCGCTATCTCGGTAATTGGTGTACCTTTGTTGATACAGACGTCGGCCAACTGCATAACAATCGGCTTCTGATCTGCGTCTTCAACTTTCTGAATGAAAAGGGTGTCATGCCCCCGCGACTTATTACGCATCTTCGTCAGTGGCCCAGTCACTCAAGATGTCCGTAACGTTCTTTGCTGCGACAGGAGTCTCAGGCTTAGTTTTAGTTGATGGACGCTTCACGGGTTCCGCTACTTCGTCTGCTTCCGCTTTAGCTACAACAGGAGCTTCCTTAAACGCGTGTGGCAACGCAGGCATGCCTTCGGCTTTAGACGGAACCATCTTAAAGTCAACGGCTTGACGAGCGTCCTCTGTTTGGCTCTGTGCTTTACCCAGTTCCCACTCTTCTTTCGATAGGGGACGTACAGCACGGAACTTCAACACGGGCACTGCTTCGGCTGTGTCAAAGCGAGCTTCGGTCACGATGCCTGTAATCGGGATGCCATGTCCTGACAAGAACTTACCAAACGCTTGCAATGGCATCTTCTCACCTTCAGCACGACCAAAGTATGACTTGGCAGGGACTGACAAGCGGTAGATGTTGCCACCAATGTCGTTCTCCAAAGCCACAGCCAAACGCTTACTGTAACGGCAGGCGCGAGCCTTACCATCGCCGGAGCCTTCGATGTTCTGAGGGCAGGTAGCGCATGACTTACTTTGTGGGTTAGTCACTTCTTCGTTGGGCACTACACCTTCAGCCGACCAGCAGGCAGGTTTGATGTCCTTACCTTCTTCGTACTTACCCGCATAGAACGTGCGAGTTACACCTTTGCCAGATGCAATTACCACAAAGTTCATGGAGCGGTCTTCGTTCTTGGCAACTTCTTCGCCGCCTACGATCATGCGCCACACGCCGCCTTTGATTGAAATAGATTTACCGCCAGAGCTACCTGCAATGTCGCGGGTAGTAGCGTCTGAAGCCTCACGTAAATAGTCAGGGATAACGGAACCGGATTTGAAAAGTGTCATGTTACTCATTTTGATTTCCTTAATGGGAAGTTACTTGGATGAACGGCGAACCGTGATCGAGTACTTGGACTCGATATTCACACCTGCGGGCATTTTGTCCGGATTCTCTTGAATGAACTGCGAGAAGTTACCTTGCGCAATCCGACGTTCGAGAAGGTCAGGAGCATCATGCTCACGGATGAATTTGTACATACTGTCCCAGTCACTGGTCCAGTAGCGTGTTTTGACGGCTCGTGTGAAAGAACCAAATTGTGTTTTGCCACCGTCTTGTCCGGTGGTTTTGCAGATTTCCAAAAGCTCATGCTCGACCGCATCAAGCTGTACGTCTAGGTCAGCTATCTCAGCTTCCATCTGCTTTTTTCTTGTTTCTTTAGCGTCACGTATTTTGATATACACCTTGACTAATTGACTTGCATCCATACGATTCCTTTGACTTGTGTTGAACAAACTGGTGGGGGTACTAACCGCTCGTCCGCAACTTTAAAAAAGCTAACACGGCGTTCCCCCCGTTTTTTAGAAATTATACACTGTCAAATTTATGTGTCAAGCTCTTGTTTGTATAAATCAACTAAACTTTGATGTAAATCTATTTTATTTTGCAGCATGACATACATGCGCCGCTCGACAGGACTACCCTGTAAGTGCGTAACCGTAACGTGGTTTACTTGCCCTGCGCGGTGTGCCCGTGAGTTAGCTTGCAAATAGATTTCTGTGGACGCTACTGGACCCCACCACACAACTTGGTCGGCGCGAGTCAACGTGATACCGTGCGCAGTAGCCTGCGGTACTAACAACAAAATACGTGGGTCGTCTTCTGTTTGGAATTGTTTAATGATGTCTGCTCGTCGCGTGGATGCAACACCGCCATGAATTGTCTGCACTGTGTAACCTTCTTTGAGCAGAGCATTCTCAACCATTTGAAGCGTATGTCTATATGGGATAAACACTAATACTTTGTGGTCGGTTTCTTCAATTACGTTAATAAGCTCAGCCATGCGATTGGCTACGTCAAACTCAACTACGCCCCCGTCATCGGTATATACCGCACCTTGCGCAACTTGCAGAAGTTTGTTAAGCATTGCCGCCGCGTTGACTGCTGTAATTTCTGAACCGGCAGCGATAGTCATCATTTGTTTTTTAAGAGCGTCATAGTACTTAGTCTGCTGAGCCGTCAAGGGAACTTCACGAGTCGAGTACAACAAGTCCGGCAAGTCTAAACACTCTAACTTTGTGTATCTGATAGCGGGCTGCAATGCTTGGTGAACAATTTGCTGCGCATCTTGTCTTGGTACCCATTTGTACTGTGTAAGTTTAAGCATCACTTTGTCACGAAATGCCCCAAAGAATCTAGGCACCTTATCGGGTGCCACAAGCTTAGCCAAACCGTAGGCATCGAGCGGTGACTGCGATGCGGGTGTACCCGTCATCATCCACAGGCGTGTAGCAGGTTTAATCAATGTTGCAAGGCACTTCCACCGATCAGTAGTCACGCTCTTTACTGCGTTCGCCTCATCCACAATAATGAGATCAAATCCACCAGCTTCTAATTCAGCGTTGACAACCTTAACACCATCAAAGTTAATGATTACAAATTCGTAATCTCCGGCAATAATCTTTTGTCTTTGTGTGCGTGAACCTTGCGCAATAGCCACTGTGCGGTGCATGACTGTTTTGAACAAATCAGAGCGCCATGCGGTATCCATAATGGATACAGGGCATACAACCAACACACGCTTGACTTTACCTTGTGTCATCAGGTAATCAGCCGCCCACGCCGCCGCACTTGTTTTGCCTGTACCCGCTTCGTTAAATACAAAGCAACGTGGATGGAGTGTGAGAAATTCTGCAGTAGTACGTTGGTGGTCAAAAGGCGTAAACATACCCGGCCACTTGTACCGTCCCAAGATGGGACTAGGCACTTCACGAATACCTAGATTGCGTAGGAGTTGCACCTCGTCAAATCCCCAGTTAACAAGCACTTGGTCAACGTCTCCGTTGCTCTCAACTATTTTGCTCTTCGGGATGATTGAAGTGATTTGACTTGCTTTGCGTGTATTAAACAGCAATGCCTTGTTTTCAATGACTTGCATAATAATTTGAATAGAAGTGACAAAAATAGCCCAGTAGCACTGCTACTGGGCAAACCCATTACTGGGAGGAGAAAGGAAAACACATGAAACAACTTAGCAACTGCAGCCACTAAGTGGT